TCTTCCGATCTGGGCGTGTAATTTGCCACGATATGCTAAAAGTTTAGGTATGTCAGGCGGAGGCAATTTCTACTGGTAAGATGAAGCCATATATTGATAATGTACAATTTGATTTATTTGAAGGCAAACGACATTATAGAACTTTTGTTAATGATGTTGATAATGAAGAATTAGTTTGGCATAGAGATAAAAAAGACCGAACTATAAAAGTAATTGAAAGTAATGAATGGAAGTTACAAATGGATAATGAGTTGCCCATACCGTTGTTAATGGGACAAAAGTATGAAATTAAAAAAGAAGTGTATCATAGAGTACACAAGGGGAAGGGGAACCTCGTAATAGAGATAAAAGAACATGACTAAGACACTAAAAGAATTTAAACAGGAGCTTAATGAGGCAGTTGCTTCAAAGCAAGACATTCAATACGTGGCTGCTAAGACTGATAGAAATGAACACTTTGAGGCAAGAAGATATATTGCTGACAAGATATTAAATGACAAAAAACTAGCAGACTTCTATAAAAGTTTAGAATACGTACACGATAAATTTTACAGTTCACACAGTGGTCAAACTGTAATGCTAAGACAAAGAATTGAAAAAGATTTTTATGCTATGATAAAGAGAAAGATAACTAACTGGTCAGATATCTTGGGAGCATTATAATGAGTAGATATAGAGAAACATTTTCAAATTTGCTTAATGAAATAAGAATTGTTGAGCAGATGAAAACCATTAAGTTAAAGAATGGTGCTAAAGTTTTAGATAAAACATATTCAAATAGAACACAGGCAGATGCTGCTGCTCGTTCTTTAATGACACAACATAAAGGTGTTAATGCTGACGCTTATCAATCCCCTTTCAATAACAGATTTTATGTTCGTATCAAAGAAGATGTTATTAGAGAACAAGATGACCAAGACCACGAAGTATCTATGGCTCGTGGTGAATTAGAAGCTATTGCTGATAAGGCAAATCAATTAGCCTCTATGTTACAGAATAAGTCAGACGAAGGCAATCCTTTAGAGGCTTGGGTACAATCTAAAATCACAAAAGCAAAAGATTACATCAATTCAGTATCAGATTATTTAATGTATAATCCTGATATGAAACAAAATGAAGAATTAGAAGAATCACACGGACCTGTAATTTATACAGACGGCGAAGATAAAATAGAAAAAGTCGGCGATAAGTTTCACGTATATAAAGGCGATAAAAAATCAATTCACAATACTTTAGATGATGCTAAATCATCTTTAAGTGAAGAATTAGAAGAAGCTAGAAGTTTAGATGACCTTAAAAAGATTTTAGACCATACAACATTATTAACATCTGCTGAAAAAAATAAAATCAAAGATAAAGAAAAAACAATGTCAAAAGATGCCTACAGAAAATACTTAGCAAATATGTTTTCTGAAGAAGTAATTGAAGAAGGTTATTCACAATCATTAAAACAAAAAGCAAAAGAATTAGCTAAGAAGTTTGAAGATAATATGAATGCTGCTGTACAGGCAATTGAAAAATTAGCAAAAGGGTTATCAAATGATCCTGAAGTTTATAAGGCATTGAAGTATTATAATGAAGATAAAAAATTAGATGAGGCAGATAACTATCCAACTTTAGATATCAATAAAGAAAAACAAGCTGCTTACAGAGATCCTAAAAAAGGTGAAAAGAAAGTTATTGATCCTGCTCCAAAGATTGATGAAAGTAGAATGAAAGAAATTGATAACATGAGAAAAAAGGGGGCACCTGCTGAAAAGATTGCTAAAGAATTAAGAATTAGTGTGGCTGCTGTCAAAGCTATTTTAGGTGAAGAAACAGAACTACAAGAATTTTCAGATACTCAAATAGCACAATTAAAGAGGGCATATAGTCCACTGAAAGGACAAAAGATGTCCTTAAATCATGCTAATCAATTAATGGGTATTTTTAGTAAGTTTGATAATAACAAAAATACTTTAGAAAAATTAGTTAAGGCAAATATACCTTTTGTATCTGATTTGGCAATTAGTCGATTAATTTCAAAACATAATTACAAAGCTGATAAATTAAAAACATTGAAGGCTGGTTATATGAGTGAAGGTACAATGAAAGGTGGTATTGTAAAATACACTGGACAATCTTCAAGTGAGTATAATAAAGCCAAATCTGCTTACAAACAATTTATGTCTAAGCCTCAACCTGCTAAGAGTGCTGAAGATAAAGTATTGCCATTTATTTTTGATGATGAATTACTAGATGATTTGTATGTGGCATCAAAAAAGAATGTATCAGATGTAAGACCTATTGTAAAGAAAAGATTACAGGCACTTGGTATCAAAGAAGATATACACGAAGGTGCTCGTAGTTTATTTGAAACAATACAAGCTGTAAAAAATAAGGCAGAGAAAACAGGTATGCCTTATTCTATATTAAAACAAGTTTACGACAGAGGAATGGCAGCCTGGAAAGGTGGGCATAGACCTGGCGCTACACAACAACAATGGGCATTAGCTCGTGTTAATTCATTTGTAACCAAGTCATCAGGTACTTGGGGAGGAGCTGATTCCGATTTAGCTGCTAAAGTAAGAAAGGCAAAAAAGTAATGACTAATTATTTACAAAGAAAACCTGGCAGTATCGAAGAATTAGCTGCCAAAATGTCATCTAATATTAAAGAAGATGAATATCAAAAACTATTTAAAAAAGAATTAGATAAGGCAGGTAAAGGCATTGGTTCAATGACACCTGCTGAAAAGAAAGCATTTTTCAATAAAATTGATTCAATGTATAAAGGTAAAAACGAAGCCGTAGATAATCCTTATGCTGTGGGTATGGCACAAGCGATGAAAAAAACAGGCGACAAACCACCTTTAAAGAAATCTACAATTACAAAAGCACACGATATTGCTAAGTCAATTGAAAAGGATCAAAAAGAACAAGCGTCTGAAAAAGAAATAGATGTGTTTCATAAGAAATTAGACAAACTTGTACACAAATCTTTTGGTCATAGTTCAGATGAAAAAATGAAAAAAGAGGAAGTAAATGAAAGTGATGCTTATGATAATGATAGATTTGCTATTGTTAATGGTAAAGCAAAAGTAGATAATTCTAACACAGCTGATAAGGCAAATCATGTTTATGCCCCAAATGCTAAAACAGCAGAGGCGATGTATAAACAAGGTGTAAAGAAATTTTTAGATACGACTGCTATGAGAAATAAATTTCCTACTTACAAAGAGGAAAAAGATATTGACGAGTTAACAGCAGCTCAAAAGAAGTTGCCACCTGCTCTACAAAAAGCAATTAAGAAAAAGGAAGATGCTAAAGAAGAAGTAGAAGAAACTCACTCATTTGTAACCAACAAACAAAATCAAAAACAAAAAGATGCTAAAGGTGAAAAAGATGTTGTTGATCCTCAACCAAAGATAAAAAAACCATCAATGAATGAAGAAACTGCTAAACAACAATCATTGATGAAATCTATCTATGATGTATGGACAAACTCAGCAAACGAATTAGAAGAAATGAAAAAGTCTGCTAAGTATATGAAGGCATCTAAAACTGATGTTGATGTTAAAGCAGATGTTGAAGAAGAAGAAACTGTGAGAGAAGCCAACATCAATACAGATAATGTTAAAAAAGGTGATTCAGCAAAAGAGAAAGAATTAAAAATCAAGTTAGATAAAGAGAAGGATACAGACGCTTTAGAAAAACAGTTAGTGGCTGCTCAAGCTCAAATTGGTCTCTTAAAACAAAAACTTGAAAATGAAAAACACAGAGCCATTAAACCCGAACCCAATCCTGAAACAGGTGAAGTTCCTTTGACTGTGGGTGTCGCTTATAAACATCTCAAAGATAAGATGAAAAAAGAAGAATCTGATGAAAAAGATGAGAAATCTGATGAGAAAAAGAAAACTATGGTAGGAACGAAGAAAACACCTGTAGAAACTAAGCCTAGCGTAGATTATAAGATGTAATTTTTTGCTTGACAAACTCATTCATATTTGATAATATATTAATATAAACAATGTAAAGGACACACTATGAATGAAAAAACTACTATATTCTGTGATATGGACGGAGTCCTCTGTGACTTCGTATCTCAGTTAAAGAAAAAGACTGGTATGACAATCAGTCAATTTCAAAATATCAGCAATCCAAAAGAACGATGGAAGAAAGTAATCGAAAGTAATCGTTTTTGGCATGATATGCCTTGGATGCCAGGCGGTAAAGAAGTCTGGAATTACATCAAAAAATATAATGTAAGAATACTAAGTGCTTATGTTGAAGGCGCTTTTGACCCAAACTGTATACCCGGTAAACGATATTGGGCACAGAAAAATCTAGGACTCAATCAAGCCAAAGTTCATTTAGTTGAAAGAAAAGATAAGAAAAGATTTGCCGTAATGAACGGTGAACCATGTATTCTCATTGACGACTATATCAAAAATATCAATGAATTTAATCAAGCCGGTGGTAAAGGCATTCAATTTACCACACCTTCTAAAGTTATAGCCGAGTTGAAAAAACTCGGTTTATAACATTCCAAATACTCTCCCATTATAAATATTACTAGTATTAACAAAGTGAGTACCTTTATATCATTTAAACAAAGGGAGAGAATAATATGTCAAGTTGGGGAAAAGCGGACGCTTATACAAGTGCTCCATTATGGGCTTTATTACAAGTTAACAAAGCACCAACATTAGAAAATATGGGTCCTATCGACTCAGCAGCTGTTGTCAAATTATTTGAGAACGCTGAAGCAGATGACTTTATTACTAACGTAACAATTGGTCTATTTAATTATGCCGATGGCGAAGTACCAGCAGGAGCTGGACACGCTGGTTGGAACTTCAAAATTGAAGGTTCAGGTGGTAGAAACGGTAGAACACAATACGAAACATTAGTAGCATTAACAGACGCTGCTTAATAATAATTAATATGGGGGCAGTCTTTTGGCTGCCCTTATATAT